GTCACGCTCTTGGTGTAGGTGACGCTGGGGAGGTAGGCGCCGCCCTTGGCTGCATAGAGCCGGGCCGTCATTTGGATTTCGTCTGCCATAGATTGTGTGGGTGTTCGGTGTTGGTGTTAGAGGATCGGGTAAATGTCGGTGTCGTATGGGGCGAACGTCCAGGAGATGTTCTGTTCAACCATGTTGGTCTTTACGATCAGGCTTGAGGAGTAGTTTGTCTGCTTCCAGCCCCAGGTCGTCCCCGATGGTGCTGCAGGCCTTCCAGTCCTTGGATCAATAGGAACGGCAGGGAGCATCGAGTAGACCGAAAAAGGCAGGTTCCAGGCGGTGATGAAGCTGGTCGGTGTGTAGACAGGCGGGATGCCTTGGGGCACCTGTGGAAGCCCTAGGCTGCCCGAGAACATGGCCACCCGGCTGAGGCTGATTCTGCCCACCGGGAAAGAGTCTTCGCCGCGGCAGAGCTTCTGGAAAACCTTCCTAGCCAGCGGCAGGTTGCCCAGCGGCGAAACATCGGTGAGCTGTTGGCCGCTCGAAACAGCATCCTCGATGGTCTTCTTGTAGAATGCTGGATCCCCCGTTGCTTCAGCTTCGGCAGCCACGGCGGGCAGGGCGAAAAGCGAGATGTCGAGGTAGTCGGTCCGGAACTCGTAACGGATCTCCGGGGTCTCCTGGCCGGCCACCGGAATGATGGCGGCGTCTATCGGGTTGCCGGGATCTGCAGTTGGGCCTGAGAAGATAACGGTGGCCGAGGCATAGGGGCCGTCCTCGGTGGTGCTGTATTTGGCGCCGATGTTCGACCAGGCGAGAGTTGCAATCCGGATGGCGTCCTTGGTGCCGCGGTACTCAATCGTCCACACCGGGCCGGTGCCTGAGCCCGATTGATCGAATCGGCGGCTGACCTCGATGTAGCCAGGGAATGCCGACAGCTCGGTGGATTGTTGGATCGTTGCCATGTTATTCGGAAACAGCCTCGGCCGTCTTCTTGGTGTTCTTGGCGATGTCCCGGAGGTCCTGAGCCTGCGTCCTTACGTTGCCAAAGTATCGGTCCATGTTCGACTGGAAAGCGGTGAAGCCACCAGTGCGGGCGAGCTGGTCGCCGGTGGCTGAAGATACCATGATCGTTTTGAACTTCTCGCCTTCGGGTTCAATCTGGCTTTGGCGCCTTGCTTCAGCGCTTCGTTTTGCGGCTTCCTTCTTAGCTTCCTCGTCAATGTCTGTCTGCTGGTATGAAGTGACAAAAGCCTGTTTGGCCTGGGAAAACATATGCTTGATGTTGTCCATTGCCTTCAGCTCTTTGCCTCCCTCTGGAGTTGCAGAAGCTAGGAAAAAGGCCTGAACAGCAGAAGTGACGTGCTCAATTCCATTCAGCATCGGCTGAACTATGCCTCCAATTATGGTTCCGATGCCTGCAGTGGTTTTCGCCTTTAGGATGTCCATTCTGTCGTTTGCGTCGTCCATTGCTGTGATGACCTCATTCGACATGATAACACCAAGGCTCCGAGCTTGATTTGCTGCTTCGGCCAGTCCTGTCGCCATGGCTGGAATCAATGCGCCTGCGCTTTTGCCTGCCAGCTCCCGGAATGGGGCGATTAAGTTTTGAGGGTTGGCGTCTCCTTCAAATGCTCGGCCAATCTTCAGGAAGATGTCCTCGATCTTAGCCGTCTTGATCTCTTGCGCGGTGATTCCGAATCTGGCGAATGCATCGAGAAGGCCTTGATCTCCACCAAGCGCTTTTCCTCGGGCAATCGTGACCTTTTCAAGTGCCGCGGCAACCTCCTCAAGGCTGGCTCCTCCAAGATCTGCAGCGAACTTCATTTCCTGAAGGAACTCGGCAGAGACTCCTAATTGGTTGGAAAGATCCTGCAGCTTTCCGGCTGTCTCTATTGCCTGGATTCCGAACTGCGCCAATTTATCCACCGCAAAAATACCAGCCAGAGTGCCTGAGATTTCGCGCCCGACACCTTTAGCCATCGACTGAGATCTCTTTAGGCCTGACTCAAAGCCGGTGCCATCGAGGCCGAGTTTAGCGAGTAGTGAAAAGATGGCCATGGTGTCAGTTCTTGATTGCTTCCTGCTGCTTCATCCAGCGCCAGAGGGCCTCGTCCTTCGGGCTCCACAGCTCGACATCACCATGGGTCTCAGCGCGCGCCAGGACAAGGCGCTCGGCGTCACCGATAGGCATGGCCAGCACGGTGTCCTCCTCGAGGCCGATCTCGAGGCAGCAGGCCAGCATCCGCTCGGGCCATGGCATCGAGAGCTGCCTAGAGCTGCCCTGCTTCATCAGGATTTCCGGGGCGGTCGATTGCCCGGCCATCCATTCGTTCCACTTGTCGAGCTCGGCATCGAATGACAGGCGCTTCACCTTCCATGCCCAGGCCTTCAGGACCAGGTTTCGGAAGGGCGAATAGATCGCCGCCAGCGACTCTTGGATGGGTTGGGAACAGATGAGCACCGCGGTCATGAGATCCGCGCGGCCGACAGGGCCACCGACAACCAGCGGCGAGCCGATACGATGGAGCACCAGAGAGTGCCCCACCGAATACGGCAGCAGCCGGAGCCCCATCACAACCGGGCGAGGCTTGGCTGTCGCTGTCAGGATGTCGGCCAGTTGGCTCACAGGGCGGTAGCGGCGCCGGTGACGGTGATGTTGGTGTACCGCTTCAGGGTGATCGTGCCGGTAGCCTTGCCGGTGGCCGTGGTCTTGATGGAACCACCGCCGGCGTAGATCCAGCGGTTGCCGGTGACGGCGTTGATGGCGTCAATGTATCCGCCCATCTCGATCACCGGTGCGCCGCTGATGATGCAGGTGCCATTTACATCAGGCAGGGCCGCCGAAAGCTTGGCGTTGGCCACGCTGGTCGTGTTGGCCGGGATGAAGTTCACGGTCAGCGTCAAACGGTTGTTGTAGCCGATGTGGCCGACAACCTCGCCGGAGCTGTTTCGTACCTCCTCGGTGTCGGCCTCGTGGGTGATGTCGTAAGACTCCATATCAGGCGAGACATACCCGGTGACAACGAGGCCGCCCGCGGCGTCGTAAAGTTCGAGGGTCGCCGGTGATCCGAAAATGTATTTGCTGCCTTGTGTGTTAGCCATGTGTGTTGGGTGTTAGAGGGTTGCCGAACAGTAAAGCGTGAAGGTCCGGGTAAACGTCCTGGACCGATTAGAGATTGAGGCTGCCCCAAAGTCTAGGGGGGCGGCAAACTGGGCCGTAAACGGGCCGCTGGCGTCGTTTGTTGGCGCGTCCAAGGCGGAGGCCCCGGCGTCGTCAAAGAGCGGCAGGATCCGATTGTCGAGCACCTGCACGGTGGTCAGGACGGCAGCCTCGTCGGTGTCGTCGGCCGATAGCTGCAGTTCGATGGAAACCTCGACCTCGTTCGTCAGGTCCACCCGTTGAACAGGCCGGGCCGAGTTGGTCGATACCACGAGCCTCGGGAAGTTGGGCATCACGTCCTCGAGGTCCGGGTCGTCGTACAGGCCGCGGCTGTAGGACGTGTCGGCGTGCCGGAACCGGAGCCCGACCAGTCGGCGGCAGCCAGGTAGTCTGCCACGGCCTTCTCTGCTCTGAGTGCGACGGCGTTCATTTGATGGCGATCCCGTTGTCCTCCAACACCTTGCCGTTGGCAAGCATGGCCTCGGTCATGTGGTTGGTCAGCTCGACCAGCTCGTCGTCCATGGCCTTCTGCATCGCGGTGTTGTAGATGGCGGAGACTCGGTTGTATTGGTTATCTGCCACACCGGCAGTCATGACCACCGAGGCCGTCGGGTTGAAGCCCGGGACTGCCTGGATGCCTCGGGCCTTGGTGCCCTTGTGCACGGCCACGTTCTCCTCGGGCAGGCCATACTGATTGGCCAAAGCCACCAGGGCGGCGTTCGTCTTCTTGGGCGCCTTGTAGCCTGCAGGCTTCGACAGTGGCTTCCACTTGGGGCTTTGAAACTGGGTGAATCCCCGATTGTAAATCCGGATCACCTTGACCACACCGGAGCGGAGGTAACCCACCGAGCCGATGGCTTTCCGCATCAGGGCCGAGGCGGCTGCTTTCATCTCTTCGCCGTAGAGACCGCGGCGGCCTGCCTTGGCCTCGCGCGCCTGGGCGATCAAGTGCACCCGGCGAAAGATCCGGCTGCGACCGACTTTCTTGCCGGTCTTGCGGTCCTTGCGGTTGATGTTGCCAAGAGGCGCCCCGAGGTAGTCGGCAATGCGGCGCCGTTCTTGTCCCGGGCTCTTGGGCGGCACCAGGACGAACAACCGGACCATCAGGAAGAAAAACCGCGCGTTGATGGCCTTGTGAAGGTCTCGGCTGGTCGACAGCAGATAGGCCTTCATTGCCGCATCGAAGCGGCTGGAATCCACCGTCATGTTTACGACAGGCCTCACCGGGTTTTCGCTCCTAGTTCTAGGCTGTAGTAGGCGCCCGAGGCATCCACACGGCAGGACAGGATGCGGAGGGTCCGGCCTTGGTAGACCAGCGTGCGGCCGACCACCGGACGGGGCTTGCAAAAGGTCAAGGCGATGCGGTCGGTGTTCTCCTGGAGCAGATAGTAGCCGTCCTCCTTCAATAGCCGGGAGAACTCGGTGCCTTGGTCCAGCGTGTAAAGCGTGGTGTCCATCGTGACCAGGGTGCTGTCCCAGGTCTTCCAGTCGGAGAACTTGACCAGGATCCTCGAGGCCACGTTGTCCTGGAAGCCACCGGCCACCGGGGTGTTGGCGTCGGTGACGGCTGCCGGGATGCATCGAATCGACGAGCCCTCCCAGATGAACATGGGCGCCCCCAGCATCTGCTGGAGCACCGTCATGCCCTGCTGGAGACTGGAGCCGATGATGGTCATTTACGCGGTGAAATAGGTGCCGGAGATTAGGATCCGGCTGGTTGCCTGGATCTGGCTGGCCATGCTGGTGATGTCTCCGGTCTCGTAATGGTACAAGGCGGCGTAGGATGTACCGCCGACAGCCTTGCCGATCACCGCGGTCTTGGCCTGAGCCGTGGCGTTGTCCAGCCAGATGGCCAGGGCGGCATCGTAGGAGACAGGATCAGGCAGACTGATGCGGAGGTCGCCGGTGGCGGATCCGCTCACCGAGTTCACGGTGATGTCGACCGTGAAAGTGGCAACGAATCCGATGGAGGTATGCCGCGCTGTGTTGATCGTGTAGCTGTAGGTCCGGCCACCGCCCGAGTCGGTCAGCGTAGGCACCCAGGTGGCCGGGGCTGTGTCGATTGGCAGGTTTCCATACAGCTCGTCGAAGTTGTCGTTGATCTTCTGCCCGGCGCCGCGGAGCGTGTCCCCGGTGTTGTCGTTGGCGATGGTGCCGATGTTGATGATTTGCTGGGCCATGGTTATTCCTTCGGGAGTGCGTACCAGCCCTCCGGGATGGTCACGCGGTTTCTGCTTTTGACAACGGCGCCGGTCGAGTCCTTCGCCCAGACCTTAGCCTTCACAGGTTCAGCCAGTCGAACGGGCGTCCCCGGTGGCACCAGGACCACGCGGGTCGGGGCGCAAGCCAGCGTCGTCAATACGAGCACCAAGCAAGGCAGCCAGCTTCGGATCCTTTGCGCCGTCCTCACAGGTTTGATCCTTCTGGTCGATCAGTTTGTCCAGGGCTGCCTTCATCAGGCCCTGACTGATGCTGAGTAATGGGTCCATGTTTGATCAGGTTGGCGTGGAAGATAGCGGCCCAGGCGAAGATCCCGGCCAGGCCGCAATTCATCAGGATCTCGGTGTCTGCCGGTGTCGAGAGTGTCAGGCAGTTACCCAGGGCTCCTGCCGCGGTTCCAGCCAGTGACAGCCGGAGGGTCAGGCTGGACGCCTTGGGCCATCGTTCGATCAGGCCGCCGGTGCGGTAGATCATCACCATGAAGGCAGAGACGCCGCCGGCTAGGACGCCGTTTGCGACCACGTTGATGATGGTTTGGGCCTTCATTTCTTCCGTGGTTTGAAGCGGTCCATGACCAGCTCCACACCATTGAGGCCGAGGAATCCCATCAGGAACGCCGCGGCATACTGGGTGTTGCTGTCCTTCATTCCGAAAATGTCGACAACCACCGGCGTCAGGTAGTTGGCCGACAGGGTGCCCACCAGCAGCGAGGTCAATGTGGTGAACCAGTCTTTGTGACCGTCCTTCTTCACAGTGACCAAGCTGCCGGCAAAGCCAGCCGCGAGA